TTTCTGTTGACCTTGCAACAGAACCAATGATGTTGAAGGAACAGTACCGGGAGTACCAACCGATTGATAAATGCCCTTGTAGGCAATCGCAGCAACGTCAGCGTCAATAGAAGAAGCCAATTGACTGATACGGGGTTTCAATACACGATCAGCAAAATCATCCAATTGCATCGTCAATTCAGCGGAAGTGAAATTCACGCCGATATGTTTTTGACTCGAAACCGACAAAGTGGTATATTGTTCATTGTCGTCTTGAACTTGCAGAGCGGCACCATCAGTGACCAAAGCGCGATCGGGTTTGCGGATACGAAGCGTAGAACCAATTTTCGCGCCTTCGACAGCAAAAGAATCATCATATTGACGATTTACATTGCGGGTAAGAACAAGGTTATTCTCCAGAATTTCCAGAGCCTTGCGGGTGATCATATCGATCGTGAGAATGGAATTTGCCATGATATCCTTAAAAAGTAATATTAACGAGAACGCTGAACTTCGAGCTTTTTCATTTGCCGTGCCCGATCAGCAGCGATCCAATCCGATGTACTCATGGCCTTGATAGACCGAGGATCAGTAGTATCAACTGAAGGTGACCCCGAACTTTTAGCGGTCACAGGAGCAAATGGAGCAGGAGCGCTCGACGCCCTTTTCACTGGAGGACTGTCGGCCAATTTGACTTCGATCCGTCCGATTTCTTTCGCTTGTAAGAAAGGCGGCAATTTTGCGATTCGCGCAGCTTCCTTAGGATTAGATCCCAAAAAATACGCAATATCAGGCCCAATATCAGAACTTTGAATCGTCTGAGCCATCACATCAGTTACGGTGAGCTTAGGATTATATGCGACTTGTTCAAAATCATCATATTTTCCACGAGCTTCCTCTTCCTTTTCATGATAACTTTCAACAATCTCAGAATGTTGACGTTGTTGTTCACGTTGTTCAACCAGAGCAATCGCTCGTGCTTCAGCGTAAGCTTCTACAGAATCGAATTGATCAACGGGAGGAACATTCACGGGAACATTACTAGGGGCTTGACGATCTCGCTCCCATTTACGCTGTTCTCTAGCAAGACGCTTACCAATAGCAGCATCAAGTTCTTCTTGTGTGAAGGTCTTGGGAGCTTCTGTCGGCTTTTCTTCCGGCGACTCAAATACAGCTTCAGGCGTAGCCGTTACGACCTGTTCTGGCACGGGCAGTGACTCCGTTATTACTTCTTCAGGGAACATTTATGAATCCTTCGATTCCCCAGTGAGTCGCACTGGTACGATTTTATCAGTGTATCACAGTCAAGAATGATTGTCAATATATACCTGACTGCATTCATCAGTATTTCACCAGAATTCAGCGCGTGCCTTAAAGTGGCCATACTACACATTAAAAACAGAAAAATTAACAGTTCTTGCATCTGCCAATGTGCTTGCATCGGTCGATGTATAAATTCTAAAAACTGTTGAGCTAATTGGCTGGCCGGGGTTGCATAACATCCCGGCATAGGCTGCGCCGTTTTCGCAGGAAGTATGAATAACATAAGCAGCGCCCCTTGCCGCCTTTTTTAACGTCACTTCATAAACGCCTGCACTGATAATCGTGATCGTTGAAATGTTGTAGCTGTTTGCACTGATAACTACACCCGCATCAATCACAAATCTACCAGATGCAAAAGTTTCATTTTTGGTGACATCTGAATAAGCGACTTCCATGTAAACGCCGTTTGTTGATGAATCTACATTCCGGCCCCAAACAATACCTTGTGCAGCCCCGGCAGCGTCCGCATACAAAGAATATGCATAAGAAACGCCTTGGTTGTCAAAAGTACATCCATCAACAATAAATCCCAAAGAATCAACAACACGAATAGCGATTGTTGCCTTCGCTGCAATTGCTTCGAAATAACAATCCCTGAAAATTATTCCGCGAGGATCATATGCAGTGGTGGAATCACAGTACACCTCATAAGTGCCATTGCCTTCAATATAGCATCCGGTAAACGTGTAATTTAGCGGCCTGTTTGCCGCGCCGCATGACAAATAAACTCCATACTGTCCGTTTGCCTCAAAGGTAGAGCCAACAGCAATAACAGCCCGCCCGCCCTCTGTGTAAAGTCCAGCCCTGCCATTTGCGAGCCCTTGGCAACCAATCAACTGGATTGCGTTTGCATCCGTTGTTGTGAAGTTAAAACCATCTTGCGAATTTCCATCCGCTGTTACAAACGTAAATAAATCATTCCAGCAGTGCTGAACTGATATGCCCACAGTGAAGCCGTACACGCGCATATTAGATAAAGTGCTGTAGTGACACTGAACCATATTTATGCCGTTTACACCTGTTCCGTAGTCGTACACGCTAAAGTCCCGCAAATTAACCTTGGTAAGCTGATCACTTATTTCACCCTCTAATTTAAGTGCTGTTCCGCCTACTCCGTAATATCTAATTTCGCTGGAATCTTGACCAGCCCCTTTTAAAGATACTGTAGTTTTTAGATTCAAAGAGGCAGAAATCCTGTATGCGCCGCGAGGTAATATGACCTCGCCAAAAACATCAGCCGCGTAGTCAATCGCCGCCTGTATTCCAAGATAGCTATCTATTACCCCTGTGGGGTCAACCCTAGCCCCGCCTACCCCATTGGCGTAAAAATCCAAGACGCTTACACTTTCACGCAACTTTGCTTCAATAGTTGTCGGTGATGCTCCGTATGCTTGCGGCTGATAGCCGATCAAGGACGACCCAGAAGGAGCTACCAATGCGTCTTTGTATGCCGTCAATTCAACCCGCACAGCTTGCGCAAACGCCGTCGAATTGGTGATGTTGTCCACCGTCCACTGCACCACCCCCAGCGCGTTTTTCAGGACAAACTTGTAAGTCTTGGTCGAGTCCAGCCAAAGCGTGCATTCGCCGCGCGAGTCCAGCGCAATCGGGTTGGTGTTGGCTGCGCTCAGGGCCTCATCTTGGTAGGTTGTCGCGGGCGTCGTGGTGCCCGCCAGATAACTAGTGAGTGTGCCGCCTGACATGGGCAGGCCCAGGGCGTCGCTGAATTGAAACTTAGGGAGAGTTGCTATAACGCCGGTCATAATATTCCTTTTATATTGCGTTTTTTACTAGCACGCCGATAGACACTACCGCAATAGCAAGCCCAGCACCACTTGATTTACATTGCCATTGAACATCGGTCTTTTCAGGATATCCGACCGGATATGGTCGTGTAACGCTGAAATCATTCAAAAATGGAATCGTTAAAGTCACATTATTGACCCCGACATTGTTCGTAAGCAATGCACGGAAAGTAGCAAATACCCCAGAAGTGACAGAAGTAGAAGAAAATGCGTCGAATTGCGTCCAATATGCGGTATGCCCTGCTGGAACCGAATATATTGACATATTAGTACGGCCACTACCGATAGCAATTTGCGCGTACACAACAGCACCGGCATCTTTCACAAATATCGTACCAACAGCGTTTCCTGCTGTAGTAACTACACTATTGATCCGAAAAAAATTAGTGGTGGTCACTACAGCAGTAGTGCCTGTCAATGTGACAGATTCACTGACTCGGATATAATTCGCATCTAAACCATCAATGCGAATAACTACCGCCGTGTCAGACGCCGAACTACTTGTAACGAGCATAGTGGACGCCACAGATGGGAAAACATAAGCGGAATTATTCTCCCATGCTGCGATAAAGCCCGTATTTGGTGTCGCCGAAGAATATCCAAATACATTCGCTACTTCGTGACCCGAAATTTGTCCACGGGCTACTTGAAGCTCAAACTGCTCATTTTTACCGAACTGTGATTGTGAAATAAATGGAGTAGTCATGCTAAGAACCTTAGTTTGTAGAGAGTTGAAAGATAAAGACCAATAATTTCATCAATGATATTTTGGATCGGGCTATCAGTTTTTTCACAAACCAAATATCGAGCGGCTTCAATGTCTTTTAGTTGATCATCAAGAAATTCAATGATGTTGGTAGTTTTTTTGGCGGACATCAAACTGATCGGGCCAATCAACCCGTGACGCCCCTGATAAGCTTCGGCGAATTTATCCGCTAAATCAATGATATCATCATAGAACGTATTCAAAGCAGAATGCTTCGCGAAACTACGAGTGTTAAGATGCACTGAATGCGCCACATCTCGGGCCAAAAACAAAACTCCCACGAAATCACATGCTTTCATTTGATGCCTCCATCGGTGGTTGTTCAGTCATAACTTCTTGTGGTGATTCACGCATCTCAGGTATGCCATTCATCATGCCGTTAGATTCCATAGCTGCCGCAACTACACCCATTGCGATATCTTGAATTTGTTCTTCAGTCATTCCAGCTTGTAGCGCCGAAATACGTTTGGTCTCAGCATCAAACATCTTGATCTGATTGGCTTGCTCTTTGATATCTATGTCGCGTGCTTCCATTGACTTACTGACATTCTGAAGCATTTGATGCATTTGCTCCATTTCTTTACCCATTGCCTCCATCTGTTGTTGAGCAGCTTGAAGTTCAGGAGATTGGTCGTCACCAGCAAGTAATTTAGGGTCAATAGTCTTAGCGAAACGCTTGGCCATTTCCTGAGCACCCGGCCAATCCATATTTTTAACAAACAGATCGCCAGCGACCTTCCAGAGTTCCGGATTACTTTCAAGCAACCGGCCCATGCCCTCCAACGCTTCTTGGCGCTTGGTCATATAGCTCGGACCAGTAGTGACGCAGACATCATATTTACCAACACCAAGATTATATATCTTTTCGATCACAATACCTTGCTGATCCATGATCTTACGAACAGGCTCTTCTTGTTGAGGATTTACACGAGCTTGACTGGTTTCACCATCTTCACCGATGATTCGAGCAACACGCTCGGTATCGTAAATCTTAGGAGCCATGTCGATAATCTGGCGAGTGATATAACGGATCGCACGGGCAAGATTATCGACAAAATGGAATGTGCCTGTATCACTCTGCTGCTGTCGTGCCGTGATAGCTTTACCAGAACGCTCATTCGATTGAGCACCAAGACTGGAATCATACTGCCCGGTAGTGGATTTTATGTCATCTGCGGCCCCCGCTTTTGCCTGTAGGAGGCCAGAGGAGGCCATCGGGGGCTGCGCTCGCTGCGGCAGGGGCATGACCTGCCCCGCACCGTCCGTGACATCAGG